GATAGAGAAATGCTTTTTTGTTCCGGGAGTGCCGCAACGTAAGAGTCTGTGCCGCTACCAATTGTAATTCCGTTGTTGCCAATACCATCAAAAGTAACTCCAGAGATAATAATGTTCTTCCAGTTGTAGGGGCCAATTAGGATGCCGCGCCAACTTCCTTTCTTTACTCGCCCATTGGTAACAACAACATTGCTGCCGCCCTTGGAATAATAAATATCAGGTTGGGCTATAAAACCAAATCCGCCATCCTCAAAGGTGGCTGTACTGGTAAGACTACCGCTGTTGGTATTAGACATTGTAAACACAACTCGCATACGCTCAAGCGAGTCTGTCACTGTCATAGTTGTCTGATAGCCAATTCTTTGGAAAAGGTTATAGTTGGCTCCTCCCCAACTACCTGTAACGCTGCTCCATGTTAGATGGGCCTGCACTTGTCCACCAGTCCCAGCACCAAGCGGAGTAAGGTTGAATAGTGGGGCAACGCTATAACTGCCAGCGGCAACTACTGTGCCTCCAGTGATGATGCCGCCAGCTACAGTGATGTTAGCTTGAGCTGCGCCTGTTACGGCATTGCAAAGAAACGTGCCGTTGGTGTAGCCGCTGCCAGCACTATTAACATTTACATATGTCATTCCACCAACAAATGTGGGCTGAGTAAGGTTAAGAAAATAACTAGCGGCCACAGACCCAGCATCAGAATATAGGGCAATAACATCATCCCCAGACTGTAACGATTCAAAGTTATTGATTGTTAGTCCGTTAATGTTGCCAACGTGAAAGCAATCACCCCATGATGAACGATTGTCATAATCCAATACTTGCAGATTATAACTTCTAAGTGTATCGCCGCCAATGATAAGGCCAAAGTCGCCGCCAGATTCTAGACCACAATTACGCATTACATTGAACGAACCGCGCAACGTACATGGCATACCATCTCCCCGCAATGATGGGTCTAGTGTCCCACCAGAATAACGATTTTGGCATCTAAGTCCCAGTATCTCAATATCTGTGCAAGTGTCAGACCACAAGATGCCTTGGTTGTTTAATCCATTGGTGTAAAATAACGCGCCCGTGCAATCTATGTGGGCATTATTGATTCCAGCAAGCTCAAAGCCTTGCGAGAAGAAATAAGAGCCAGCAGGGATGCGATAGCTTCTGCGGTTGGCTAAGATGAAGCGATAGTCAAAGCCGCCGCCAGAACCAATAGATGCTACCACTGTAGGGATGCCAAACGCACAAGTGTAATATGCGGAAACATTGATTGCGGCATTAGAGAACGTCAGTTCCCACTTAGACCCATTCCAACTCTTGCCTGTTAGGGTAGTTCCTGCCGGGAATAAAGATGCCGCTGTAATGCTAATCCCTGTGGGCAAGAGAGCATTAATAGCAGCCGTATCGTTTAATATGCCGCGACTGCCTAGATTAAGCTCAAAGGCACTACCAGTGTAATAAAGTTGCGCTGGGATAATGCGATAGCCAGAACCAGCCGTCTGTATCTGCGTCATCACTACTTGATTATTGGCTACTTGAACGCGACCAGCCGCGCCTGTGCCTGTGCCACCACTCACCGTAAACGCATACGTTCCATTGGTGTAACCACCACCACCCTCTGTCAGGATAATGGTTTCTATGGGATAACCAACCTTGTCTATGTCTCCGCAAAGAACTTCCGCAAGTCTTTGTTGGTTTGGAGAATATCCAGCAGTGGTGTAATACTCCCAGTTGTCTGTGCCATCTGATTTTAAGAAATCAATGGTGGTGACGCCGTTATCTATTGTGGCATCATCCATCATCTGATTAAGGCGCAATGATGTAGCTTTGTTGCTAGACCAATTGGCCTTATCATCAGACCAAGTAAACCCTGTTCTAATGTCAGGCATTAATCTTTGGAGTTGATGCCTTGGTCGGTGAGTTGGGCAGCTATTTTAATTGTGCGAATCTTTGGACGCCCAATTAGCGGAGCCAATAGAAACTGACCGCCATATCCACGGATATTGCCAATGCGACCTCTAGCAGACACATCTTCCGAGATAGGCAGTGTTGCACCTAACATGGTAGATAAGGAATCTAGGAATTCTGCGCTATCTGGGTTTTGCGTTAAAAAGGCAATGGCAACATCTGAGACATTGCTATCAGAACTCTGTGCTTGCAACTCAAAGGAATTAAAACGCTTTCTGTCCATTGTTCCGCCTGTGTATTGCCGTGTCTTCAATTCTGAGTTGACAGGAATACCCCTTGGAGTGCCGCCAACTTGTAGATTGATATAATCTAGGTCGTCTTCTCGGCTGTCTAGGATATGGATGCCGCCGTTCTGATTGATGGCATATAGTTTATTTAGGCCGCCAGCCCCGGCACGGATAAGGTTGCGGACATTCCAGCCAGTTTGCTCAATAGTGTCTAATGATTCCCAGCCTTGGTTAAGGAAGTTGTAAACCAAGATAGCGTTGTTTTCTGTTGATGTATCTAAGGGAACGGCGAGGTAATAACGATTGTCGTGATAGATAGCCACTGAGTTAGCAATGTATGCCGTATTAATCCGCTGAATGAGGGGATTGATTGCCTCGCTCATTGGAACAGATGCCCCACGAAGATTGTAAAGGTCTTGGAAGTCAACGGAATACACACCGTTGTCTGAAAGAAATAACACTTGATTGCCAACTTGCACCACTGTTTTACGAGCAATACAACCCACCTCGCGGGTGATTTCTTGAACGGTAACTTCACTAAGAGCTTGGCTAACACCACGGATAAGGTGGATAGTGTTGCGGTTGAACACAATAACATTGTCCTCCGCAAAGGGTTGGATGGCAACAACGTAGTCCGCGCCACCAGAAGCAATGCGGAATCCGTCTAAGATTTGGTCGTAGGTGTTCTGGTCAAGAATGTCTGAGGCAATCACTTCATCTGTTACGTTGCGGGACGTAATAGTGGGGCTGCCGCTGCTGCCAGCCATTGTGTAGTAGTAGGGCATCCAAAGCCGTCTCTGGTGATAGATAGCCCACGGAGGCGCAGGCATATGGGTGAAGCCAGCCCCAGCACTTTGAGGCGACCCCATTACTACGCTTGCTCCCGTTATGTCGTTGGCTGTGGCAAAGAACTTAAATGTGTTAGCCGTCACTACCGTAATAAAGAACTCCGACAGGTTATTAAGGGTAGTTGTGCCACGGTCAATAATGCGGATAGTATTGCCAACTGCCAGTCCATGAGCTGTTTCTGTAATTGTCACTACGCCATCAGCAATGGCACAATTACCAGCCGTATTAAACGTACTAGGCTGGGTGTAAGCCCCATTGGAAACAAGGGTAAACGCTGGGCTGCCAACAAGCGTTCCTGTAAATTGCAAGGCCGTTAAGCCATCACGGAATAGGAAGATGTAGTTAAATGCTTGCAGCAGATTAACTTCTGAGCTAATTGTAACGCCAGCAGGATAGGCAATCGTTGTGCTGCTACCGTCTGAAACCTTAATAGCTTGCGCCCCATTATTCGTGGCAATGACAATGTATTCCGTGTTATCTGTCGTAGGGTCTGAGAATAGACAAGAGCCATAGACAGCGTTTACAATGTCGTCCTCTAGTTGCGGAGACCCAACTATTGCCGTGCCGCCAATCGTCCCTGTTGCCCCTACAATCGTAATGCTGATTGATGTGCTAGTAACAACAGTGATGACGTTATTCTTATTTGGAGTTGGCGTAATTCCCGTAATGCCAGATACTTTAGCCAATGTAGCTGTGGTAAATGCGTGGGCTGTTGCAAATCCAATAGTAATGACATCTCCCACCCTGCTTACGCTATTGCCAGTTTTATTGGCATACAGATAGAACGGTAGGGTGAGGGCCGTAGCATTTGTAGTGACGGCTGTGCCAAAGTTCTGCACACCCATGCGCGGCTGCCACGCCCCGTCAATATCCATGCGGCCATTGGTAGACAGGGCCACTTCTCCTGCCTTCAGTTGGTCGGGACGCAAGCGTGCGTTCATACGGGCAAACCCCGTATCGCCTTCTTCTATTAACGGATTATCCAGTGGGCCATAGTTGTCGAAGCGTGCCATGGGCTTATATTACCTTAACAGTCCCATGCCCTGCGCGACCAATACCCAGCTCCTAGCTTGTTATCTTTGCCTTTGATGCCGCCAGACCTAGCGCAATAGCTTTTCTTGCGTGCGGGAGAGGACTTCTTAATTGTCATATTAGCGTCTCCAAAACGCACAATACGTTCCTGTCCATTCTGGCATCCTTTGACGACAGATTTTTTGCCGCCACTAATATCTCGTCTAGGACTATTACAGGGTAGGTCGCGGGGATTCATGTTAGCGATAGGCTGCCGTTTTCTTGGCAATGCTCTTAGGTTGTTTTACAAACTGCTTCCCTGCTTTCATGCCTTGGCGTTTAGCTCTATTAGTGGCCGATTTTTCCCCAGAACTCAGGGCTTTCTGGGCAGCGTCAGGTAGGTAGCGTTCACCTGTCTCTAGGCTAGGCTTACCAGAGGACGTTCTCCATTTCTGGCGTGTCCAATCTACAAGGCTGCGCTGTTGGGGCTTCACGATGGTCTAGAGGTAGTATAGCCGCCGCCGTTGCCCTTATATCGCTTGGCTAGAAGCTG